GATTGACAAAGCAATCGACAACAAAGATGGTACAGTTCAATCTGAAGTTATACCAGCTATTGCTTACTAATTAATATATACTATTATCTGGTGGGGATTATTCCCCATCAGTATATTTTTTTTTAAAAAAAAATCGGTCTAAGTAGACCGAAGGAAGCGAGTGCCAATGAGATCATACACAGTGTGGGTAGTCTAAAGAGAATAGTTTATACATACCGTATAAAATATACAGGTAAGGTGAAAAGTAGCTTACCTTGAGATAGACACATTGTAGATCGAGGATAGTAACAGCTATACACATTTGCTTGGCAGTGATGTATTTGTGTGCTGACATAAACTGTCAAGACTAAGGAGAATGATATGGAACTAATAATTATAGAGCTAATACTTTTAGCCATAATTCTGTCAAAATGAGGAGTTAATTATGGATCAAGAAGATAAAGAGAAACAATGGAAAATTATGAAATATTATTTTGAATGTTTCATGTATCTATGTGGTAGCTTAATACTCATAGGTATATTTTTATTAATTGTAATATAGGAGTATGTATGAGTATAACAGATGAATTACAATCTGCAGCTGATAACAGACCAGTTAGAAGTTATTGGAAAACTATGGCTATAAGAGTAGAACATCATAATCAGATAAAAGATATGGCTGATTATTATAAGATATCTATGAGCCAAGTATTGAATATTATTCTAAAGAAGTCGTATACCGAGTTCTTAATGGAAGAATCACAAAAGATAAAAGAAAGGAAAGAAAATGATAAGTAAGACAATGAGAGGTACTATGTACGCTGGTAGTTTCCTAGCAAACAGTACCGTATGGAGATATGCTAAGAAGAGAGGTTTGTGGTATTATAGACTATTGCTATCAAATAGATTTGCAGAAGTAATGTCAGATATCTTTGAGATGACCGAACTAGAAAAGAAACTAAACAAAGAGAATTGGAATAGTCCAGTAAAGAAAAAGATATTTATGGTTGATGAAGATGGTTACATCTTTGACAACACTACTGGTGAAGTATTCGGTAATGTAAAAGATGGAGTAAACAACAAGTTTGATATGGATAATAAACAAGAAGAAAAGATTATTATGCCAGATGAAACTAAGGAGTAACTATGAGTAAAATTGGTAACTGGAATTACAGTATGCAAGAAGATGCAGAAGCAATGACCAGAAATGAGTTCATCAAGAAACATGGTATCAATCAAGTTGATATATGGGATACTGCTGAACGAAGAAGAAAGGTAGAGCATGAGCTTATACCTAGTGTTAATGATGTAAAGAAGGAGTTGAAAGATGGCTGATCCACAAATGGACTTGAACAAAAGTATTACACAATGTCTAGAACAGATTACTAAAACAATCAAACTACATATGGATCGTATCCAAAGTATGGAAGCGAGACTTATGAAGTTGGAAGGATATTATGAAGATCCAGAATCAGAACTAGACAAATCATATGGAGGTACAAAATCATGATGAAACTAAAAATTGCAGATAATTGTAATTTTGATTTAGATAGACGACCTATCTACACTTTTCATGACAACAGTTATGAACAAGTGCCAGACAAGATTGCATTATATCATGGAGATAATGGTAAATATATTTCTACCGTATCAGAAAAGAGTTCAAACAATCTAAGATCGTATGGAGAGTTTGTAGGTATGTTAAATGAAGGCATAGTAGATTCAGATATGAATACTGATGATATTAAAATATCAGATAACATATACAATGATGGTAAAAGATTCGCTAGAATCTTGGATTTTCCAGCATACAAATTTGACTATCGAGGTGAGATGTTCAATCTAAGATTATGGAGTTGGACAGCTTATGACTTGAATTGGGCAGAACAATTTATATTTGGTCCAATCAATATCATTTGTATGAATGGTCAGTTTACTTCTAATTGGAAGATACAAGGTATGTCCAAAAAGAACTGGAACAGAAAAGCTAGTATAACTTCATTAGATATCAAGAAAGGTATTGATGAGTTTCTTAACTTTCCAGAAAGATTGGAAGTGTTGAGTAATTCAATGGTTAACAACTGGCAAGTCAAACATTTGTTTGAGAATACAATAGCTCATATCAAAGATGATATACACCCTAGAGTATCTGATTACAGAATGAGACAACTGTCTACATTATGGGATAGATACAAGGCTAAGTTTGGTATGAATTTGTATTCGGTTTATCAGACTGCTACCGACTGGGCAAGTAACCCAGAAGGTAAAGGTATGCCAATGAACATGACAAGAACTAGATCACAACAGATTGTTGATATGATGAAAAGCAATGATTGGATTGAGTTATGTCAAAAAGAAATACATAAAGCTAATGGCTTCGCTCCGAGAGAGATAGCAGCTATGGCTGGATAAGTTAGGTGGTCTAGAACACCTGAGTCCTAGCTGGTGGTGGAAAATCTTAGAAACAAATCCACCAGCTGGTAAAAGAACATTCTGCTGAATAATGAGGTGGCTTCTCATGGGTATTATACTGCCTACTAAGAAAGTATATAGCAGAACTAGGGAGCGATACGGTTTCCAATCCTTAAATGAGATCGCTCCCCCAATGGTTTGTATTGACAATTACTGTTAAATAAAATTATAGAACAGTATGGCAAAAGAAAAAGAGCTAGGTATTTTTTTTGATGAGATCATACCACAGTTTATTGAGAAAAGAAAAAGATTAGGATATTCTCAATCAAGGCTTGATGATATTATTGGTTGTGCTAGAGGTCTAGTATCAAAATGGGAAGTTGGTATACGGAAACCAAGTGGATTCTTATTTTGTTGCTGGGCAAACTCTCTTGAATGTACAATAATATTAAAAGACAAAGAAAACAAAGTAGACCAAAAATAAAAGTTGGCACATACTTTGACACATTATCACCACAATTAAAGATTAAATACAAAGAAGATAATAAACCGAAAAACTGCAAGTGCAGTGGAGTAGATTTAGTATTTGGTAATGGTACTTATTGGTACTGTGGTAACTGTAAGGAGATAGAATGAGTAACATAAGTCCTGATTACTATAGTAAAAGTAATATACAGCTGTCTGCTTTTATAAGACAGAATGGATTAGATTTCGCTACAGGTAATGCTATCAAGTATATCATTAGACATAAAGCAAAGAATGGAAAACAAGACATACTCAAAGCAATGTGGTATTTGAGTGATATACTGGAGGAGGATTATGGGAGTGAACTTGCTAAAAGCATTAAGCAACAAGTTACAGCAATGGAAGATACAAAAGCTACCGAAGGTGATGGATCACATAGAAGCAAGACGATCGAGGAGATCGTTCGTGGTGAGACTAGCAGCTAGATATTTGGAAGCAGATATGTATTTTTATTTCTGTGAAAATTATTTATCAAACAAAATTACTGATAATCGTAAGGTCAAAAAGATTGAAGATTATATATGGAGGAGATACAAATATGGGAAGTCACAAAGGGATTTGGAACGAGATAAACGAGAACTTCGTAGACGACGACAGATTAATGAAAGGAGTGTTGACTAAATGGGAAAAGGAAATGGTAAACTTAAAGCACCCCAAAGACCAAGAGGCATTGGAGGTACTGACGCAAGTCGTCTTGTCAAAGGCGAGTGGAAAGACTTATGGCTTGAGAAAGTTGGCAGACAAGAGCCAGCAGATTTATCAAGTGTATTGCCAGTTCAACTTGGAATCTTTACCGAAGAATTTAATAGACGATGGTATCAGGAAGTTACTGGCGAAAGGGTTGTTAATATAAATAGTATATGGACACACCCACAATATGATTTTATTTATGGTAGTCTTGATGGAGTAGCAAAAGGTAAAGTGTTTGAAGCTAAACACATAAATCCTTTTGCGAAAGATGAGAATACAATAGATAAATACTATCCTCAGTTACAACATTACATGATGGTTACTGGGTTTAGTAAAGCTGTGTTATCTGTATTGAAAGGTAACATGGGTTATAATGTGTTTACAGTGGAAGCTGACAAAGAGTTTCAAAGAAAGCTAGAGATAGCTTGTCATATATTTTGGTATATGGTTGAAACAGAAGTAGAGCCAGCTGATTATGTAGACTTCAATTTAATGGAGAAGATAGCAAATGGAGAAGATTCTAAAATCCACTTTGGAGAAGAAGTACCCACTGAAAGCTGGATACAAGGAACAAAGCACTAGCAAAGAAGCTGCAGCTAAAGTTGATAGTAGAGCAGCTATTCTTAGAACAGAAGCTATTGAAGTGTTCAAAAGAAAAGGATCATACGGTGCTACTTGTGAAGAAGTAGCCGAGATTATGAATGAAGATATTACATCAATTAGGCCCAGAATAACTGAGCTTAAGTTGTTGAAATATATAATAGATTCAGGCGATAGGCGTTTGAATCGTTTTCAAAACAATGTAAAAGTATGGAGATACAATGACGGAGAATAGAAATATTTGGGATCAGATGAAAGAAACTGATCCAAGATTTACTAAAAGAGTAAACAAAGGATTTGGTGAAATAACTACCATTGATCCACAATGGCAGATTATGAGAATGACAGAAATGTTTGGGCCAGTTGGTAAGGGTTGGAATTATGTAGTTAATTACCATCATACTGATCAATTAGTTTTTGCAGAAGTATCAGTATCAACAGGTAAAGATTACTTCGGTCCAGTTTGTTCTGTTCAAAAACTATTCAGAAAGACTGGCGCACTTGATGATGAAGCACCAAAGAAAGCTATGACAGATGCTTTGACAAAAGCGTTTAGTCATCT